CGTCCTCAAGGCTATTAGCGTACGTTTTAAGACTATTTATGTCATTTCTGGTACTATCTACTATCTGTATGTATTTAAATTCCTTAGAACGCATTATTTGAGCTTGTTCCATTAAACTATCTTTTTGTATTAACTCAATATAGATCTTATCCATTTGTGGATATGTAATACAAACTAATGTGTCGCTGTTCTTATCTATTAATTCGATCTGCGAATAAGCGTATACGTTCGCTACGAGGAAGAATATGGTAATTGCTTGTCTTACGTTCATAATATAATTTAATAGTATCTGATTTAATTTGTAGTGTATCAATATCATTAAGCAATCCGTCAATATCGCTTAACTCTGGCTGTTCGATAATCGCTTCTATTGTTTCCAGTTTGCTGCGTTTAGAAAGCAAATCTGTTATTATAACGATTTGAACTATAATCGTAATTATAGCGTAGATTAAAATATGTTTATTCATAATTGTTGTTTGACTTTGTGCCAGTATTTTAGTGTTGATTGTTTCTTATATCCATTCCAACCACCATTCCAGTTTCTCGCTAACTTTTCATTGGTAGGGTTTGTGGTGTGTTCTTTAATTACGTTAAACATTTCTATGGATTTTACCTTATTCCACCTATCTGCTAACTTGTATTTATTACATCCTAAAAGTCTGTTAACCTCTCGAAGCATTATAGGGCGTATTTGTAAACATCCTACTGCATTTTCTGAGACATTATGTGCGTTTACGTCCCCTCTGCTTTCAACGTAAATTATCGCTTCTATTAAATTGTTTTTAGGAATACTCCTAACCACCTCTACTGAAGAAGTGGTCAAGAATAATCCAACATTTAACACTATAAAAATTAGCTTCATTTGTACCCTAATTCTTTTCTAACTTTAGGAGCCAAGATCTCTTTTCTCATTTGCCATTTTTCTCCTCTTAGGTCTTTGTTGTCCGATTGAATTTTACGGTTACTACGAAGAATACGCTCCATCTGTTTATAGTGTTCTGCTATTATCATTGCTGATAATATATTAACTCCATAGATGTCTTGTAATGCTCTACGTAATAACTTTTTTGGGTTGTCTCTCATTTCTGGATTCGTAGTCAATAGCTGTTTTACTTGTTTTGTTGTGTTCATATTATAAATTGGTTTTAATAAATTCGTTAAGTCTGATATAATCTTTTTTAAATTTCTGGTCGTACTGCATAAAGTCTGAAGCAGATTGTATTGAGTGTATTACCGTAGAATGATCTCGCCCACCTAATGCAGAGCCAATACTTTTCAAAGAAGTGTCTGGCATATTTTCTCTGGCTATGTAGCAAAACATTTGTCTACATATTACCTTTTCTCGTTTTCTATTACTTCCAATAATTTCTTTTGTTGGAATATTGTAATACCTTGAAACACATTTTAATAGTTTATCAAATGTTAATCTACCTTTTAAAACTCCATCGCTTTGCCAACCACCAATACTTTCTATACCAGCAGCAGAATAATAGGATGGACTTTCTTGTTTTGAAAAGAACTTATATTTAATGTTTCCATCTTCGTCTTGTATGGCAACTTGTTCTATTTGCCCCATTTTCACAAGGTCGTTTATCTTTCTATTCGCTTCTAACATACCGACTTTTCTACATAATCCTAAGATAGTATTAAGGTGCGTATATCCTTTCTTTAGAGTATTGCGAATAAATAAATAATCTTGGTTTTGTGTTTTGTAATCTTTCACTAATTGCATATTTCGTTTATATATTGTCTTGATTGTTCTACTTTCTCTTGTAAGTTTTTAATGACTTCTTCATCATATTCTATTGGATAGATCTTAATACGATACTTGCTATTTATTTCTGAATAATCGTGGCTTTCTTCGTATGTTAGATGTTCTGGTGTATTCATTAGAACATACACTAATTCTGCTTTACGTTTACCAGTTAAGTGCATATAAACTTGTAATTGGTAGTAATATGCTTTATTTGGTATATCTTCTTCAAATAAAGGAAAAGTAAAACAATCCCAACTTGATTTTATGTCTATAATCTTGTCATCCAAGATTACATCTGGAGTACCACAAAAATGTTCATCTTCAAAAAACTCGTCATTTTTTTGTGCAAATAACCAACCCTTTTCTTGACCAGCATAATCTATGGCCATATCTTCTACTTGGTTACCTTTGTCTAAATATTTGGACTTTATGTTCTTTTGTACACCATAGATCTGTTCTTTAATCCATTGATCTATATATGACTTGGTTGTTTTAGACAAGACCTCGTTTTTATTACGAGGCTTTGTCATTAAACTACTGGAAGCAGATGCTCTTATCTTAAATTGTTTCATTTTATTGGATATACTTCTGCGTTGATTTTACTGATAGAATAGTGCTTTTTTAACTCGCTAAGAGTTACACCTTTGTCTACTGCTGCATTCCAGATCTTATCGCCGTGGTTTACCCATTGCTTTTGGCTTTTTGTAGCTTGACTGGCTGAGTTAGCATCATCATCTTCAGCTTGTAATCCTAATAATGACTGAAGTGTATATCGTCTGTAATAAGTTACTGCCGAACCTAACTTCTGTGGATCTTCCATTTGTGGTAATGGTATTGAGCTTGTTACGCTTTCTTCAGATTCGACATCTAAGATCTCAGAAAACACTTCGCCTTTAATAATTGGCTGCAATAATAATAGACCATTCTTTTGTAGCAATGGCTCTACGTGTCTAAGAAGTGAATTAATGTCAAAATACTTTGATTTGAAAAATGGGTTTGTGCTGTCTTTAGAAATTGCTCCAATCTCTTTTTTGACTTCGTTTAGTTTTGTGTATAAATTCATATTACAAATATAATTAAAATGTTTAAATAATGTTTATTTCGTTAAAATTTTTGTTGTTAACCTTGTACTTTGTTTTGTGTGAAACTTAAATGTTTCTTCATATTGTGATTAAAGCCCTCGATTGACCCAGAGGGCTTTTTCTTTTATAAATGTTTTATTTCTTGGTAATAATCTAATAATGTAAAGTGCATTTCCTTAGCATTGTTAATTGCTTTTGCCAGTAGATCTTGTATGCACTTCTGGTTTTTAAATGTTATATTTCTGCTACCATTAATAACGCTATTCAATGTGTGAATAGATATGTTATGATTGGTTGCCGTTTCTTCTCGTTGACTTACTGATGTACAAGACTTCAGTATGTCTTTTAATTCTGTGGATATTGTTTTATTATATTTCATTTTTTTAATCTTTTTGTTGTATTTCGTAATGATTGCATTTATATACTATCTCGTTCCATATATCTTCATCCATATCGCTATAAACTTCTTCTAATATTTGGTGTGCCATATCTTCAGAACAATAAAAGTGGTCTGTAATATCTGATACGTTAAACATTACGGTTTGATAACCAGCTTTGTATAATAAGTTTTTTGCATCAAATATTTCTTCTGCATCAGTTGCGTTTATAGTATATTTTGCGTGGTTAATTAAGATCTCTGTAAAGTGTCTTTTGTCGCTTGTTAATTCTTCAATAAATCCCATATCCTTAAAATAGGCTATTGCGTCTGTTATTTGTTGTCTGTTTGGTTTTATATTCATTTTTTTGTTTTTATGTATGTTAATTCTAAGGCTGCAAATAATCCAATAAGAAATAATATTGATGCTGCTCTTGGTTCCTCTACTGCACAACACCATAATGATAATGGCATAAATGCTGATAATAATTTTAAAATTGATTCTTTCATATTATTAAAATGCTTGTATTATAAATGATTCTTTGTCTATCATTATGACTTGTGTATGGTCATATAATGAATCAATGTCTGGATAATCTTCGTGGTCATAATCTAAATGAAACTCAAATATATTATCGTACTCTACATACTCGCAACATATTGCTACTGGATCATACTCTATTTCTATGTCGCAATCTTCTTCTAATTCTGATAAGTAGTCAAATAATACTATAAGTCCAGAATGACTAAAATGGTGGTCTCTGTCGCAAAGTTTAAAACCTCTTTCAAAGTCGTAAAAATTAATTGTTTTTTTCATTTTGTTTTGTGTGTTAATTATTATAGATATTCTAAACAGATATTAATAATATCGTTAGTTAATTTAATTTCGTGATGAAGTATTTTTTTAAAATCTTCTTGACCACCTACTAATAGGTTTGTCTTTTCAAGATCTTCTTTTCGCTTCTTCATCTCACCGAGTATGGTAGATAATTGTTCTGGTGTAAATTCTAAATTCATATTGTGTTTGTATATTATAATGGTACAAATATAGTATAAAAAACCAATACAAAAAGAATTTATTTATTTTATTTTTATTGTTAGCGAATCTTCAGAACCTTTTTTGCTTGTAATTAGTATGCTTTTAACTATCTTATAACTATCGTTTTCAAATATTATATCCTCTATCATTTTAACCATTGCAACACAATTAGAAGCATCCAATGCTCTTGATTTAAATGTAAAATGGTATTCAGTATTATAGGTATTGTTTTTAGTAAATACTTTAGTAAACTGGCTTTTTATTATTTTAACGTAATTGTCTTTTATTTTTTTACGATTAGCCCAATGCATACCAGCGTACCATTTGTTTAGTGAGATCTTAGGTAGGTTTTTTAAAATTATTATCATAATACAAAATTAGGTTTTTTTTGTTAAGGTCTTTTTTAGATATTTGTAGCCAACAAAACAAAATATATGAAAGAAACATTTTATTTCAGCCACGATTACGGATCAAGGGCAGATTCAAAAATTAAAAGATTAATTTACAAACACGGAATGGAGGGTTATGGTGTTTATTGGTGCATTATAGAGGATCTATACCAAAACGACAACAAACTTAATAGAGATTACGAGATGTATTCCTATTATCTTGGTTGTACTACCACTTTATACGAAAATATTGTAGAAAATTTTGATTTATTTGTATTAACTGAAGATACATTCAGCAGTATTTCTATACAAAGAAGATTAGACAAAAGATTAGAAAAGTCTAATAGTGCGAGAGAAAAAGCAAATAAGAGATGGAACAAAGAACAACCAGCATTGCTACAGCATAACGACAGCAATGCAAGTAAAGTATATAAAAGTAAAGTAAATAAAGTAAATATAGATAGCAGTAAACTGCTGGAGGTGTTTAACAATATTTTAGGTAAAAATGCAAGGGTTGTACCAGAGAAAGCAAAAAAACAACTATTAGATAGAATTAAAGAAGGCTATACAAAAGAAGATATCGTAAACGCTATGAAGAATGCAAGTAAAGATCAGCATCATATAGATACACGATATAAATATCTTACATTAGAATTTATTACAAGACCAGATAAGCTGGAAAGATTTGTTAATATGTCAGACTTTAAAATTAAAAGAA